GCACCCGAGCACGGCCATCAGCTCGCGGTCCTGGGGCAGCAGGGCGATGGGGCGGTCGGACGGGCTGAGCATCACTTGAAGGAGATTTGGCCGGTGGCAGGGAGGCTGCCGACGAGGTACTGCGTCAACACCCGCTTGGGCGCCTGGCCTGACACCGCATCGAGGGGGCTGCTCAGATCCAATGACAGTCTGCTGCCGTCATGCTGGAAGCCCGTCACCTGATACACCTCCTCGGAGAAGGTGCCGGTCTCATCGAAGCTGTCGGGGTCCAGCCAGACCGTGCGGACGCGGATGATCCACCGCTGGTCGGCAGCCTCCTGGATGAAGTTCAGCAGCAGCGGGCTGACGGCGAACACCAGCGAGGCGCGAATGTTGCTGCCCTGGAGGTCGACGCTGCTGCCGCTGAAGCCGAAGCCCGCGTAGACGTAATCGCGGCCGGCGTAGTTGCGGGTCTCGTTGGCGTGGAAGTTCTGGAAGGCGTAGCCGGTGGCACCTCCGCTGGAGAGCTGGAAGCGGATGTAGGTGCCGATCGCAATTTCAGCCATCTCAGAGGCCCACCGTGCGGCGAGCGCCAGGGTTGTTCTTCAGGGCTGCCATCGTGCGCTGCTGGCCCATGCGGGCGCCTTCCTGGGCGGCCAGGCGGGCGGCCTGCAGCATGTCGGCCTCGGTGACGAAGGGCAGGTCGCCCGAGCCCACCCGGCTGTACTTGATCTCGGTGCTGCTGGCGCCCGAGGTCAGCAGCCGCTCGGTCTGCTGCTCCCTGGAGGTGGAGGTGATGCTGTTGAGGGCGGAACGGTTGTCGGCGAACGCCCCACGCGCATCGGCCAGGGCCTGCTGGGTTTCGTCGGCGTTGAGGACGTAGCCGCCCTGGCTGGGCAGAATCAGCTCCGGGCCTTCTTCACCGACGATGTAGGGGCGGCCGGCTGCCATCGGGCCGCCGCTGGCCAGGAAGCTCATGCTGCTGGTGAAGCCAGCGGAGTAGCTCCCCATCGAAGGGAACTGGTACGGACCAGCGCCGCTGAAGCCTCTGAAGCCGCCGGTAAGTCCGCCGGCGATTCCTTGCAGAATCGAAAGAACTACTTGCTGCGCCAGCATCTGCGTGGCCATGTCGATGAAGGCACGGCCAATGTTGGCGAACATCTGACCGAAGGCTTGGCTGACCGACTGAGTTCCGGTGATGGCCCCAGTCACAGCACCGCTCATTGCAGACGCGAACTCACTACGGATTGTTCCAGCCAACTGCGCGAACTGGCCACGCACATCGGCAAGCTCTTTGCCCCACTGGGAGATAAGGCGGTTGATCGGATCAGCGGCAGCAAGCTGAGCTTGGGTGAGCTGGTCGACTGCTTCAGCTGCGCCGTTGACAGCGTCTTTGTACGCGTTTAGGAGTCGGTTGGCGTCCTCTTGCTTGATGTTTTTGGCTTCGACGGCGGCCTTTAGGCCGTTCTCGAACTCGATGGCGCGTTGGCTGAGTTCGAGTTTGGCAAGTTCGCCCTCGATGATTTCGGGCTTGACGCCTTCGATTTCGAGTCGTGTGCGAAGTTGTAGGGCCTGATTCTGGTTTTGTAGCTGCAGAGTCTGGTCGCGGAGGCCCTGGGTCGCCTCAGCGATAGCGGTGGGCATGTCCAGCGCTTTGCTGGCGGCCTGGGCCTGGTTGAGGGCTTGCTGCTGCCGAAGTAGGCCGTCGAGGGCAGCCTGGGCTCTGTCGGCTTCGCCTTGGGCGCCGATGATGCCGCCCATGTTGGGCTGTCCACCGGGGGCGATGGTCTGGTTGCCGATAGGGCCGCCGGTGGGCGCTCCAGGCTGGAACGTGCCGTGCAGGATCTTGTAGACCTTGCCGTCTGGGGTCATAAAGGCGGTGGCGTCGCCGTAGCTGCCGGTGGAGCTGCCCACCCACTTGGCGCCGTTCTGCAGGCTGAGGCCAGCGCGGCCGCTGAAGGCGTAATCCCAGCCGGCATGGCCGCCGTAGCTGCGTGGAGCGCCGTACTCACCGCCTGGCACGGTGGTGCCTGATGACAGGGGGCGGCCGTTGACGCTGACGTACTGGTCGAGGGAGTTGCGCGGGAAGTAGCTGCCGTCGCTGCGTTTGATGTCGAAGTGGGGGCCGTACTGGTTGGCTCCACGGGGGCCAATGCCGCCCTGGTAGTAAATGCCGCTGGTGCTGCCGCCTGTCACCTTGGTTCGGGTGGCGTCCATACCGGCGAGGGCAACGCCGGCGCGAGCGTCGGCCAAGTCCTTGCGTGCCTTGGCAATCTTGTCGTCAAGGTCTCGGGTCTGTGTGACGTAGTCCTGTTGCGTTTTCCGTAGCTGCGCCAGTTGCTCGAAGATGCCACGCGCACCAGCGCCGGTGAGCTGAGCGGCGTTCAGTTTGTTCAGCTTGTCCTGGTAGTCGAGCTTTTGCTGGTAGAGCTGGCGGGCCAGCTCCATGTCGTTCTCGAAGACCTGCCGGCTGAGTTCGATGGCGTTATGCGCCAGGTCAGCCTGGTTCTGGGCGCTGTAGTCGTAGGCGGCCTTTTCTTTTTCCTTGTCCTTGCCGCTGCCAGTGGGATCGAGTTGGGCTGGGGCGGTGATCGGGGTGATCGCTGCGGCGGGGTTCTGTTTTTGGAGCTTCTCGCGGAGAGCGAGGAGCCGCTTCTGCTCCTCCATGACAAGGCGCTGGCCTTTGACGGCACGGTCGGCTTCGGTCGTTCCAGGGGTGACGCGTTGGAGGAGGCGGGAGATGTCGGCGAGGTTGCCGAGCAGGCGGTCTGTTTCTTCGACGGTCTGGGGGACCGTGTTTTTGATTTGCTTGAAGGCGCTGTTGAGGTTGTCGACGCCTTGGGCTTGAGCGTTGAAGGTGAAGGAGGTGCCGGCCTTGGCCAGGTCGAGGCCGATGTTGGACTGGAGGGCAGCGGTGATCTTGTCGAGTGCCGTTGTGGCGAGCTTGATGATCTGGGAGAGCGCGGGCCCGAGGCGGGTGATCAGGGCTGTGGCGACTTCGCCGACGGCGGTGGCGAGGTCGCGCACGCTGCTGGTGAACTGCTCGAAGTTGGTTTTCTTGTTGGCGGTTTCTTCGGCGGCACGGCCCAGCTTGACCATGACGTCGATCAAGTCCTGGACTGGGATCTTGCCGTCCTTGGCCATCTGGAGGATGGCGGAGCGGCTGACGCCGTACTTCCGTGCCAGCTCCTCCTGGATGGGGATGCCCTGAGCGGTGAAGCGGTTGAGAGTGCTGATAGAGACCTTGCCGCTTTCGAGGGTGTCGGCAAAGGCTTGGGCGATCTTGTCGACTTTGCCGCCGTACTCGGAGGCGAGTTCGCTGGAGAGTTTGAGGGCGGAGGCGGTCTCGGTGGCGGAGAGGCCGAGGCCCTGGATGTTGAGAACGGCGGCTTCGAGTTTGTCGGCGTCGCGGCCGGCCTGCTGGAACGCCGTGCCGAGAACGCCGGCTTGGACGCTGGTGAAACCGAGTTCGGCGCCGAGTTCCTTGACCTTGTCCTTCGTGGCTTGGAGTTCGCCGATGGCGGTGCCGATCAGCGAGCCGCCAAAGCCGCCAGCTTGACCGCCGAGTAGGCCGCCAATCGCACCACCCACAGCGGCCTGGGGCGATTGGCCGAACAGCAGAGGGAAGGCGCCGCCGATGGCTGCGCTGTTGATGCGACCGCCGAGCTGCAGGCCGGAGCCGATGGAGGCGCTTGCCTTTTTGATGCGCTCGAAGCCGGCCATGGCTGGGCCGAAGAATGAGCGGTCCCAGGCGGAGTAGACGGTGCGGGCTTGCTGGGCTTCCCAGCGGTAGAAGGCTTCGCGGCGGGCCTGCATCCCGCGCACCATGGCGGCGTCGATTTCGGCGTTGCTGACGGCGCCGAAACGACTGCGACCGCTGCTGCGCTGGTTCGGGCCGATCGGGTAGGCGTAGGCGTTGGTCTGGCGTTGCTGCTCGGCGCGGGTGGCGGCAAGTAGCTGCAGGCGTGCTTCAAGGAGTTCGAGTTCGCGGCGGAGCGCAGCGTCGGTGGCCTTGCTCAGATCAATCTGGTTGCGGCTCAGCTGCTGGTTCAGCTGGTCGCGCAGTCGGGTGGCTTCGCGCAGCTGGCCTTCGGTGGCGCCCAGCTGCTCCAGGGCGCGGATCTGTCCGCTGTAGTCGTAGACGTTGCGCTGGCCGGCTGCCGCTCCAGCAGCAGTGCGGTTGACCTCGCGGCGGATCTGCAGCTCCTTTTCCAGAAGGACGTTGACCGCGTTCTGGACGCTGAGGCTCTTGGAGGCGACCTTGGATGCCTGGACCGCTGCTTCGATGCGTTCACGGCCGGCTTGGGTGCTGGCACCGCCGGCACGCTCCAGCGCTTGGAGGATGGTGGCTTGGCGCTGCTGGGCGGCGGCAAGGCGCAGCTCGCGGGTGATGCGGGCGTCTGTTTCTTTGGTCTGGGCGCGCAGAACGTCGAGGCGCCGACGCTCCAGCGTGTAGACGGTGCGGGTGGCGTCGACCTGGCGGCCGGTGTTGAGGTTGGAAGCTGGGCCCTTGTTTCGCTTGTCCGTCGAGATCAGACGGTCCTGGAGCGATGCCAGTCGGCGCTCCAGCTCGCGGATGTTCTTTTCGGCGCCGGCCGTTTGTACGCGCAGGTTGATGTTGGCGTCAAACTGGGCCACGGACCACGGCGCTGGGGCGTTACCCGAGTCTAGGTCGCATGAAAAAGCCGCCTCAGCGGCGGCTCTTGGCTTTGCGCAGAGCTTCCTCCTGCTGCTTGTTTAGGTAGCCGAAGTACAGCGACCACAGCAGAAGTTCCTCTTCGGTGACTTCGTTCCAGAGGCGGGTGAGGGTGTAGCCCAGCTCTTTGGCGACGCCGAGGCTGAGGAGGAGCCAGCTGTCCTCCTCTAGTTCTTTAGTCGTTGCTTTTCATGTCGATGACTTCGTCGTCTGGGTTGCCGTTGTCGAGTACGCCCAGCATCAGGAGCTGGAGGTCGCTGTCGCGGACTTCGTTGCGGAGTTCGACGGCGTCGCCGGGGGCGAAGAGGCGCTGGCCGTTTTCGTCCAGGGCTTTATCGACAAGGAGTTGGAGAGCAAAGGCGTTGGGGTCGTCGTTGCCGGTCCGCTTCTTGGCGCGATCGCGCTCCGCCATCGTCAGCGGGCGGGACCAGAAGGTGAAAACAGTGCCGTCAGACAGGTCGATGTCTTTGCGGGTGGGCACCAGATTGGCGGCTTTTTTCAGGCGGTCGATGGCGCGAATGGCTGGTGCCATGCAAGCTCAAATCACTACTCATTTAGTCTAGTACGCGCCAGCAGAAGAAAGCCCCCGCCGGAGCGGGGGCGAACATTCCACCGACAGTCTGGATCAGGTGAGGCTGATGTTGAACAGGTGGGTGGGGGGCTTAGAGAGGCTGAAGTTGATCGAGGCCACGATGGCGTCGGTCGTGTTCACCGAGATGGAGAAGCCGTCCAAGGACACCTCAGCCTCGATGTAGGAGGAGAGGGTGTCGTCGAGGACGTTGCCGGCGCCTTCGATGGCCTTGACGTAGAACTTGACCGTGGCGCCGGCCTGGTTCTTCAGCAGCGAGTTGGCAATCAGACGGCCGCTGAGGCTGGTCTGCTCGCCGCTGAACAGCACGCTCATCGTTCCAGAGCCGCTGGCGAAGCCAGGGATGCTGGTGCGGAAGCCGGCGAACTTGTCGGCGGCACCGCCCACCTTGCAGGGCAGGGTGGTGATGTCGATGGTCTCGCGGGAGAAGTCGATCGACCACTCCTGCACCATGCACACGAGGTCATAGGCCCCGTAGGCGATGTTGATGTGGCCGGTGCTGTTCTCGCGGGCGGTGGTGAGCGTCGCGGTGCCGGTGAACGCCGTGGTGGGCGCTGTGGCGTCGAGCGCCACTCCGGAGGCGTTGCGTCCGCCGGTCAGGGTGATGCCGCCGGCTGCGGTGGTGTAGCCGGTGCCGGGGGTGGTGATGGTGATGGCGCCAGCGTTGATGGCACCGCCGGCGGGGACCACCACGGTGGCGCGAGCGGTGTTGGCTGTGCCCTGCACCAGACGCACGTCGGTGTAGGTGCCAGCGGCATAGCCCACACCGGCGGTGGCGGCAGCCAGGCTGGCCACGCCGGAGCCGGCGTTACCGCCGAGGCCGTCCAGGGTGATCGGCACACCGCCTTTGGTGCCGGACACCGAGATCGTGGTCTGGGTCTTGTCCACCACGTAGTAGGTGGTGTTGACCGTCAGCTTCGGGTCGATGGTGGCCGAACCATCGGTGGTGAAGACCACCGGGTCACCGATGTAGTAGTCGTGGTCGCCGGGGACCGTGATCAGCTTGCCGAGCGGAAAGTCGGAGGCATCCTTCAGGCAGTGCTTGACGCCTGCAGGCTTGAAAGTGATCAGTCCGTCGCTCCCGGTGAGCGCGGACGTGTTGCATGAAACTGGCACTGGTGTACCTCAGTAGACGACATGCGGGGGCGTCGCCTGCGGGGGCTCAGGCCCTCTAAGTGTATGCAGCTATAAGGGAACCGCTCAAGCGGCTCATGAAGTGCGGCCGGCCGTCGAGGGCACTGAAGCTGGGGCCGTTCAGGCTGAGGACGCGGGCTTTCGCTCCAGCGGCAGCGTGGTAACGGAGGGCGTTGAGCTGCTTGCTGATCTCGGTAGCCAGGGTTTGGCCTCGGCCGGGACCCTGGCCTTTGGGGGTGTAAATCTCGATGACGATGGTGCCGCGCAGGTCTTCGACGTTCTCGCAGAAGGTGGGTTCGACGGTGGTGCCGAAGTGGACGCGCACCAGCACGAACTCGGAGGTGGCGTCGTTGTCGTCGTAGAGCTGGTTGTCGACGTAGACGGGGGTGGTGCCGGCGCCGGCGATCACGGCGTCTTCGAGGACCTTGCGGATGGCCTGGAGCGTCATGGGTTACTCCTCGTCCTGGCGGGCCCGGAAGCCCCGGATGCGGGGGGTGGAGGCGGTGCGGTCGGTGGCGATGCGGAGGGCTTCGCGCAGGCCTGCGGTGCGGATGCCGCTGCCCTCAACGTAGATGGCGTACCAGTCCTGGTCGGCGGTTTCGTTGCCGCCGTCTTTGATGCGGCCGGGTTCGAGGTCGAGGGCGATGTTGCGGTAGACCATGGTGTTGCCGATCGTGTAGGAGATCGACTTGCGGCCGGTGGCCTTGGGGATGGTGACGTCGGTGATCTGGCGTTGGTAGGGGAACTTTGGGCGGGTTGGAACGCCCTGGCGAGTGGCGGCGATGGTGACGTCGCCAGGGCGCACCACCCAGGACTCCTCGAAGTCGCCGGTCCAGTAGGGGCCTTCGATTTTGAGGTCGGTGACGATCTGGCGGGCGGCTTCCTCGCTGACAGTGTTTTTGATGTTCTCCACCCAGGTGCGGAGGCCGGGCAGCTTGAAGGTTGTGCGGCGGGGCATTACTGGGGGCGAGCGATGACGACAAAGAAGACCGGGTTGTCGCCACGATAGGTGCGAGGCTCGATCACCTTCAGGCGTTGCGTGCCAGCGCCTTTGGGCACCTCAAACCAGTCAGAGGTGGTGATGTAGTGGCCGCCGATTTGGCCTGGGTCGATGAGGATTTTGACGTCGGTGGCCTGGTAGAGGCCGTTGAACTCGGTGGGGTCGATCTTCGTGATCACCAGCTGTACCGGCGTGCGGGTCTCGGTGGGGGTGATGGTGCCGGTGGTCGAGTCGTAGGTGGAGGTGCCGGTCTGCACGAACGTTCCAGGCTGGCCCCATTCCTGGATGAGGGGGCCGGGGATGGGGCCGAAGACGGTGTCGACCTTGCTCATGTCAGTTGCGCTTCAGGCGGATCTGGCGGTTGGCGGAGCCCATGTACCAGCAGCCGATGATGTCGCGGAGCCAGGGGAAGACCCGGAGCACGGTGGGGCCGGTGGCGGGGAAGACCTTGGACGCTCCAGCAGAAGAGGAAGCGGTGTCGAAGTATTCGACTTCGAGGACGTCGAGCTTTTGGCGTTTGATGGCGCCGGTGGAGGCGGTCGCGGCGCCGCCGATCAGGGCGGTGGGGTTTTGGGAGAGGGCCAGGGCCAGCTCGCTGACGGCGCGGATGTAGGCGTCGTTGAAGTCGTTGCCGCAGCAGGTGGCCTTGTCGTCCCAGCAGAGCGCGGCCAGCCAGGTTGTGGCTTCGTCGACCCAGATGTCCTT